GGGCGCGCTTCAAGCACGCCACCACGAGCTGGATCGCCTTCTGCTCCAGTGACTTGCGTGACGCGTTGGCGCGGCGGCTCACGGCGTCACCTCCGTCATGCTATCCTTGTTCCAGTTCGGACCCTGCTTGATCACGACCGGCACGCGGAATCCCGGCGCCACCTCCGGCCACTCGGCTTCCATGACCTGGCGCATGACCACGGCGACCGTGCGCACCGCCCCCGCGGGCGCATCCACCAGCACCTCGTCATGCACCACGGTCACGATCCACGCGTCGAGCGGCGCTAGCGCCACCGCCAGCGGTCGCAGTGTGCGCCACAAGATGCACGCCGCTCCCGACTGCGGGTGAAAGTTGACGGCGCGACTCGCATCCTGGCGCCCGCGCGGAAATGGCGCCCACTTGCCGAACACGTTCCGCAGCTCGCGTTCGCGCTCCACGCTGGCGATCACCGCGCGGCGCCACGCCTCCCACGCCAGATAGCGCGCAAACAGCCGCTGCTGGAATGTCTGGCACTCGGCAAACGTGATCGTGATACCGTGAGTGCGCATTTTGCGGTGCAGCAGCCGGGGCGTACCAAGGTACGCGGACAGATAAATGCCAGTCTTCGCTACCTTGCGCGTGCAGCCGATCGCCGTTGCCGCCTGCGCGTGGATGTCGCTCGCCAGGTCCGCCTGCATGACCTGGTCGCCCGCCAGTGCCGCCGTCAACCGCAGCTCAATCTGATTCCAGTCGGCTGCCACGAGCACACGCCCTGGCGCGTGCGGCACCACGAGCGTGCGAACGCTGGGCGGTAACTGCTGCACGTTGGGATCGCGCGCCGTGGGTCGCCCCGAGTACGCAATCCCCTTGTTGCCAGCGTCGTCGTCCTTGGCGCCCGGCAAGTAGCTGGGGTGCACGCACCCATCCGCGCCAATGAAGCGCTCAGGCAGCTTGCGTGCCGCCACCGCAGCACGCATTTCCAGCAGCGCCGTCGCAGCGCCCGCCGTGTCCATCCCGCGCGCAATCCAGTCCACGAGCGTATCCACGTCCGTGGCGTCCACGCCAAGCGCCCGTGTGAGCTGCGCTGGTGATTGCGGATTGACGCCAGGGTGCACCTCATGGAATCGCGCCCGTGCCGCAGCTTCGCGCATCGTGCTTTCGTGCATCCAGCGCGGCAGTCCCGCCTGGTCGATGCGCAATCCGCGCTCGGTCATGCCGATCAGCACCGGCAGTGCTGGCATCATCGTGCTCTCGAACCACGCGCGCTGTCCGGTGCGCACTAGTTCGCGCACGAGCGGTTCGCGCAAATCGAACGTGCGCCTCACATCGAGCGCGTTATACCGCGCTGGCTCCTGCTCCGCGCGGTGCTTGTGGCGCTGCGCATCCAGAAACAGCGAGATGGCCCAGTTGAGTCCCTTTTTGCCATCGGGCTGCACCTGGTAGGTCGCGAGCATCGTGTCAAACAGCGGCCCGGTGATGGGCGCTCCCGCAGCGCGCAGTCGCGGCTCATCGAACGCCGCATTGTGCAGTACGATTTCACGCCCCGACGCCAAGTGGGCGCGCACCGACTGCGCGTTTTGCTGGTTCCATGCGACGCTCCAGACGCGTAACTCATCCGCCACGCCCACGCGTACGATCTCCCCGCCCCCGTCGGTCTCGATGTCGGCCGCAAGCGGTCCCGTGCCCGCGAAGTAGGTCACGAACTCGTCGAACGCCACCGTGCCCAGCCGCAGCTCGCCGCGCAGCGCGCGACCGGCGCGCCTGAGGTCAGCCGCGAGCACAGGCGCGAGCGCATACCCGCTGCGCACGACCGCCGCCGGGTGCAGCACCGGCAGGATCGCGCTCACGCCGGCGCGTGCCAGTTCGGGTGCCACCTCGATCGTCTGGCGCACCAGGCGCATGTCGCCCGCGCGTGCGGCCCACCCGGTGCCGCCGCACACGCCGCACGCTGCGTCGGCAAGCCAGCGCTGGCGGCGCTGCCGCTGCGGTGTGGGCGTCCCAGCTGGCCCCACCCCACCACCCCACCCCCCAGCCGCTACCGTCGCAGTTGGTGCGGCAGGGTCGGACGGGAGTGCCACCGCCGTGACGGGCTGGCGGCAGCGGCAGGCGCGCCCCGACTTGCGCGCCACCTCCACCGTGCGCTTGACGCTAACCCACTGCGGTAGCTCGCTCGGCAGCACCACGTAGCCGCGCCACGCATCGATCCCGCCCACGAGACCAGTTTCGCGAATGGCATCGCCCAACAGCAGCACGGTAACGCCCGCACTGCCATCGAGTTCGCTGGCACTGTCAAGAAACTGGACAGCGCTCGTCCCGATGCCCGCGGCACCGAGCAGCTTCCACAGTAGCCGCTCTCCCGCAGCCACGAACGGGCGCAAGCGCGGGCTTGCGGGCGTGCGCCCCAGGACTGCGAGCACCCTACGACGCAGCCGCTGGCGCAGCTGGCGGTGGCGTGGGCGCCCGGCGCCGCGGCCGCGCAAGCGGCCCGCGCGGCTTGCGCTTGAGCCCCCCGACCTCCGCCACGAGCGCCTGCGCCCGCGCCTCCAGCTCGCGCCTAATCGCGCCCACCACGATCCGGCGCGCCTCCCCCAGCTCGCGCTCGGTCAGCGCGAACGCGCTACCGTGCCAGAAGCCCCTGCCGTCGCTCAGGCCAACGTGCTCCATGGCGGTGACGCCCTGCAGTGCTGTCGTGGTCGGCGCGATCGTCCCGGTTGGCCCACCCCCCACACCCCCACCCCCCAACCGCTCCATCGCTTGCTCGTCCACAGCGTTGTCCGCAACCGGCGCCGTGAGCTGCGCGCGCGCCTCCCCCGGTACCTCGATCCGCCCCGGCTCCAGCTCGCTCCACTGCGGTACCACGGGGCTGCCATGCTCATCCACGTACCCCACAGCGGGTGGCCCCGTCGTGCGCCCCTCATGCTGGTTGATCAGATCTATCGTTTGCAGCGGTGTCAGTCCCATGCGTCACCTCCATGATCCACGCGGCCATTGTCCCAGGTTCTAGACCAGTTAGTAGCTGCGGTAGGCTAGCCGGCGTCGGGTGCCACCCTGGATTGTGATAATGCCTGCCATGCGCAATCATCCACCGATTGCGCAGCTCCTGCAGCATGCACGCTGGCCACGGCCAGCGGTAACCAGCGTGCGTCCACACATCCCCCGGCATCGGTTGCGCCTGCGCCGGCGCATCGTCGGGGTCCCAGTGGAAGTCCGGCACAGTACCTGCCGCCACCGCATGGCAATAGTCAACATGATCTCCATGCCACAAGCGCAGGTGCAGCGGTAGATCCCCGTACCCGCGCCACGCGCGCCTGCACATCCTGCAGTTTTTGCGATACCCGCTTCCATCGTGCACGCGTTTGAACCACGCCACCGTCTGCTGCACCGCGGTCAGCACCACCCCGAGCAGCAAAATCTGCGTCCCGACGCTCACGCCAGCTCTGTCCACGGAATCCACGCCGGCGGTACCAGCGCCGAGTTGCCGCCCACGCGCACCACCAATACGCGCTTGCTGGGCCGCTGTGGTGGCCACGCCGTCTCACAGTCCGTCACTACGAACACGCAATCACATGGCTGCCGGCACGCCCACGCAATGGCCCCTGCCATGTCGGTCCCACCCCCGGTGTACTTGAGTTTCGCCAGGTCGCGCGCGCTGCGCACCGCCTGCCGCACATGCAACACGGTGTCCCACGCCGCCACGTCCACGCGCGCACCCACGCTGCGCACCACGCTGAGCACCGCCTGCGTTGCCGCTGCGAGATGCTCTTCCATGCTGCCGCTGACATCCAGCACGCACAGTGCCCGCAGCGGATGCGCCACCATCGCCGGCAGCACCACGCCCGCCGCAGCCTGCTGGCGCCGGCTGGGGCGCCCGAACGCATAGTCCTGCACCCCACGCGCCGTCAGCGCTCCCTGCATCGCCGCAATCATGCCGCTGCGCTTGCCAATCCCCAGAATGCGCAACGCCTCGTCGCGCATGCCCGGGTCCACGCCGGCCGCATTACCACGCACAATCTCGTGCGCACTCTCGACGCGCGCGTCGTGCCGCTCCCGCTGCGCCTGCTCGCTGTCCACACCGCCCGCGGCGTGATTCCCGCACGGCTTGCCCACAGCGAACAGTTTGGGCAGCCGCGGGTAATACCACTCCGCGAGCATCCGATCTTGCAACCCAAACGTTGTCGGCGTCAGGCACTGCGGTGGTCGCACGTACTGCGCAATCTCCAGATCATGCGCTACGTTCCACGCCAGCGCTTGCCGCCCCAGCTGTCGCTCCCAGTACCCTAGAAACACATGCAGCGCCTCGTGCTTGATAACTTGGATGAGCGCTTGCTGCACACCATCGACTGCTCCCGTGCGCCCAACCAGCTGCTCCACGAACTTGGGATTAACGAGTATGCCAAGGTCCGGCAGCGTCCCGAACGTCTCCACCTGCTCGCTCAACCGTGGCTTGAGCCGCAAAATAATGGGCGCCATGTAGGGCAGATCGCGTGCAGCATGCACCTGCGCTAGCCACATGTTGCGCAGTACGTTTGAACTAGAGAGCTGCTTCACTGGCGCCCCCGCCGGCGCTCAAGCCAATCAAACACCTTGTCGCACCCACTCCAGATCCACCATCCCATGGTGAGCCCGCAGCCGTAGGCCCAGATCAACCACACCCACGCGACCTGCTTCATGGCTTACCCGCCGGTCGCTTGCCGTGCGGCGCCGCAAGCGGCGCATCCGCCGTCAGCTGCGCCAGCACCTCGAACACCCGCCGCTGCGTATCCGTAATTGGCAGCCGTGACAGCGCCTGCTGATGGCTGCCGAGCGTGGTATACACAACCGGCGCATGCAGCACGCACAGCACCTCCGCCACCTGCCACAGCGTGTCCGGCTCGGCCCCGCTCAGCACGCGCTCCACCGCCCGCTGCAGCATTCGTCGTGCCATGTCCGGGTCCACGATCTCGTGCAGATTGACACCCACGCTCTGATCCCGTCGCGCCTGCTGCCACGCCACCGTCTCGCCCTGGCCCACACACCCCGCCACGAGCACGCCTTCCAGCTCCGGCAGCTGCGCCACCTGACACAGCGCCGCAAGCTTGAGCGCATTGTGCCACGCGCGCGGACTTGCAAACGCCCCCGGCGCAGGCTTACCGTACAGCTCACTGGTTTGCATCACGCTGCGCGCTTCGCGCACCAGCTCGCGAAATGCCTTCGCGTACGCATCCGCATCATGCACCAGCAGCGCCTCGCCCTCCGCGAGTGTCGTCCCCTCCAAGTACTGCGTCCACGCCGCCACATCCGGCCCCGCGATCTTGAGGTGCACAAACCGGTTCGCAAACGCGGGCGCCAGTTCCCACCCGTTCGCCGCATCATCCACCGCATTCATTGCCGCCACGATCCGCACTTCCGGCCCCAGTGCCAGCTCCCCCACCACGCGATCCAGTACCACGCGCAGCAACGCAGCCTGCGTTGCCGGCGCCGCCGTATTCACCTCGTCCAAGAACAGCACACCCGCGCGCCCCGCCAACCGGCGCGCCCACTCCGGCGGCGCCAGCCTGACACCGCCCTCCACCACGAGCGGCAGCCCCGCAAAGTCCGTGGGCTCGCGCAAGCTCGCAACCACCACCTCACACGCCAATCCGGCCGCGCGCGCCACCTGCGTCACGAGGCTGGTCTTGCCAATCCCCGGCGGCCCTTCCAGCAGCAGCGGTGGCATGTCCGCGCGCGCCCACACCAGCCGCAGCACCGTGCGTGCCGCTGCCAGGCTCAAGTTCCCTTCCACCGCGTTCGGGACCGCGGTAGTACTCATTCGCTGCCTCCGCCATTGGGAGTGTTGTTTATAGCCCCACACGCCGGCCACGCCGCGCTGCTAGCCGCGCTTGAAGCCATTCATGTTGAACCGCGCCGTCTCGGGGTCCACCTTGTCGCTCTTGATGCTGATGCGCGCCACGACGACACGCCCATCCAGCATAGCAACGTTCATCCCGCTGAATGCCTGCAGCAGCCCCTGCGTGATGTCCAGATCAATGGCCTTCGCCAGCTCCAGCAGCGTGCGCACGCTGATCTTGCTGGGCTCATCGTCCGCCATTGCCGCACGTGACTGCAAGCTGGCCTTTGTGATCCAAAACGAGTACCTGAACTCCTGCAGCGCATTCTCCCGGCTGCCGTTGTCCGCCACCTTGAAGCTCACTTCCACCACCAGCTTCCCCTCTGGCAGCTTGGTCGCCGGCCCGCCCACGTTCACATTCGCACCCATGATCTTGATGGGCTCGGTCCACCGTACCGTCTGCCCCGGCTTCCACCCACCCGGCGGCTTGAGCGGCAGCTGCGACTGCACTTCCTGCATCACGTCCGGTGCGATATACAGATCACTGAAGTCTGTCACTGTGACACCCCCTTCTTGATAGAATACAACGCGTCGAAATCCGGCAACCGCGTATCCAGATCAACACCCAGCTCTGCAAGAATCGCCGCTACCGCAGAGCCAACCAGCGCTTGACTCACCTTGGGATCGTTGGCTAGGATCAATCCCTGCAGCAACTTGCGATACGTCAGCTTCCCCTCACGCACCAGCTCGTGGCTCATGGCGCCACCGGCGCCGGCGGCCACAGCATCGCCGGCTGCTGTCGCGCCAGCTCGCGGCGCGCCTCCTGAATCTTGGTAAACGCGACCCAGAACTTCTCCGGCGCCCCCGTCACATCCGTCACCGGGATCGGATTCGCGAGCGCCCCGGTCGGCATCTTGGCGCTCCAGAAGCCGTGATTCGCAGTGTGCACGAAGTACCGCATCCCCTTGCCGTCCGACTCACGCCGCAGGTAGAACACGTGATCAAACTCCCCCGCGATGTCCTTCGACATGGTCATGTTGACGGTCGCCGGTCCGCCATACAGCCCACCCGGCTCACCCGACTGCGGCTCCTGCCAGTCGGACCAGAACAACGCAATCACATTCAGCCGGCTGGCCTTAATCTTGGTAACTACGTTATTGATCATGGTGTGCGTGACGCCATAATGCGGCTTGTCGGGCATGCCGAACGCATACGCGCCGGTGCCGATCGACTTCTTGCCATACAAGCTCGACTGGGCCGCGGCGTACAACACCTGTCGACTCAAGCTCGTGACGGTATCAAGAATGATCGTGTTACACCCCGCCGGCGCTTTCCAGTCCAGACACTCCATGGCGAACGTATACGGGTCGTATGCCCCATCCGCTGGTGCCATGACGTGTAGCCGCGCATGATGCTCCGGCAGCACGCCCAGTAGGCTGCGCTCTTTCATGTCGAACGGCACGTACGCCGCACTCTCACCCCAGATCTCGCTGCCCCACGGCAAGCTAGTCGCAAGCGTAGTCTTACCGTCCCCCGGATTACTGTGCAGCAGAATCTTGTACGGCTGCGCGATGATCTCACCCGGCGTCAGGATCTTCATGACTTGCCTCCCCAGCACTTGCTCCAGCGCTCTAGCGGCGGGCGCAGCAGCTTGACCGCGTAGCCGACCACACCCACCACCGCCAGCGCGTACGCCGCAACGCCCAGTACCAGCAGTGCCAGCAATCCCAGCACCCACGCGCTCATTTCGACAGCTCCATGTTCAAGATCACGCTCTTGACCGCGAGCGGCTGGTCCGAGATGTGCACGATCTGCCCGCCCGACAAGTAATGCTGATGATACACACCCTTCGCGTCCCACCAGTACAGGTAATCACCCGAAGCGCCATACGTTCCATCATCACCCAGTACCTCGTCCGTGTAGTACGTATTATCGCCAATAACGAGCGGGAAACCCCACGCACTCTCATGCCCATTGATCGCACTGGGCGTCAGCCGCTTGCCGCCTGACGTGACCTTGCCGCGCACCGTTGAGTAAATCAGCACCTGCCCTGAGTACGCGCTAATCACATACAGATGCTTGATCGCGCCCGGCTTGTTGTCCGCAAGCAACCTGTCGTGAATGTTCTGCTGCTCGATCGTGAGACCCGCGCTGTTGGTCGGCACCGCAACCTGCGCCCGCGCGAGTCCCGATGCCGACAGCTGCCGCGGCGCCTGGTCGCACCCCGCAATCACCAGCAACGCAATCCCCACTGCTCCTACCGCTGCCGCCAGCCAGCGCATGCTCATTCCTCCACGTATGGTTTGAACTCCCGCGGCAGCGGCTCAGTCGCCCCCTGGGGCAGCATGCCGCGGTTGGTGAACCGCCAGTTCCACTTGGCCATCTGCGCGTTATAGTCCGCCGCCAGCGTGTTGTAACTGGCGCGCACTCCCGCCACCTCCGACTGCCAGATCGCCCACTGCTCCCGGTCATCGCGCGCCCACGCGCTGCGCGGCTTGCCGGCATAACTCGCTTCCAGCTGCTCGAACCGCTTAGCGTACACGCTGACCGTCGCGCGTTTCTGGTCTAGCTGCGCCGCTGCATCCTTGAACCACTCATAGCGCCGCTGCAGCTCGGCGGGATCAAGCTGCGCACTCACGACGCTGACCGCGCGATGTGCAAACGCGAGCGGCCACAGCACCACGCGCGCCACCAGTCCAAACATGAGCAGCACGAACACCAACAGCGCCCACTTCATGTCGCTACCTCCGGTGCATAGCGTTCCTCCACCTGCACAAACTCACTATCGGTCAGCGCACGCCCGCCGTAGCACACGCCAAAATACTGGCAGCGCGAGTTCCAGGTGGTGCAGCTGCGCCGGTTGGGAATCAGGTCGAGTGCCCCAACGCGCTCCAGCATGATCATGTCACCCACACGCTCCAGCTCCGCCAGTGCCGTCGCCACTTGCTCCGCGGTGCGCGCAAGCGGTATCAGCATAAAGCTCTGCTCACCGCGCGCGCGCGCCGCACCGCTGAGCTTGCGCCACACGCCGAGCAGTGTCCCTGCCACGCTGCGCTCGTAGTCGCGCTCTACCATCGCTTGATATGCACACTCATGCCACGACACGCGCACCTGATCCCACAACAGATCGAGCGGCTGCCCACTCGCAGTGGTCTTCCACTGCAGTAGGTAGAGCGCCTCACTGGCGCGCTGGCGCACCGTGCCGTCGGGCGTCCCCACGAGTGTATGCGCCCCCAGCGCCCCCAGCTTGATTGCGTGCGGACGTTCGATTTCCACAACATCCCAGTCACGCGTCAGCTCCGCGAGCGCCGTTGGCATGAATGCATGCATCGCCCGTTGCGCATCGTTGAGCGGTTCGGGATCTGGTGTGTTAGCGCTCGGCACGAGCGCGTGCCGCGCCAGCTCATGCCAGTACGTCCCGTCGTCCATGGTCTGCGTGGGCGGCACGCTGCGCCTGACCACGTTGCGGTTGTACCAATACCGCTGACACCGCATCCAGTCGAGCGCTTCGCTAACGCTAAATTGCACCCGGCACCTTGATTGGCGGTAGCTCGGGGAACATACGCCGAGCTTCATAGAACGCGTTAGCCGATAGGCTTTGTACACCGTACGCTATAACCGGATCTTGCGGACGTACGCCCTTAATAGCCGAAGCAAATAGCGCGAAGGGTGCCAGAACCTCACGCAGTTCTTCGACTTCCGCCACGGCTTGATTCAAATCGCTCTGTAGCTGTTCTACGCGCGATGTCACAATGCTCGCTCCCGTCGAGCCCAATTCGTTTACGAATGCCGAGCGGGCTGCGCCTGGACTCGCATGAGCGCCCGCGCCGTTGTGCGCCGCGGTGCCCGCCCGGCAAGCAGCTTGCTGCTAGGGCGTGGGCACCGACGCCACCGCTCCCGCCAGCGCATCCGCACTACCCTTCAAGCTGTCCGACAGCGCCACGAAGTCCGCCCCAGTGCCGCCCTGCGCCGCCAGCGCCGCAATCTGCGCCGCCACGCCCTGTATGAGCGCAATTGCGCTCTGCTCCACACCCACAGTCTGCGCGACCTGCGCCCTCAACGCATCCAGTTCTGCACTCACCTGCGCGCCCTCCCGCTGCAGCAGCTGCCTGATCTGCCACAGCTCCACGAGTATGCGTTCCAAGATCACAAGCGGTACCACGTCCAGCCGGTGCCGCAGCTCATCGCGTTCGCTCATACTGCTGCCTTCGCCGGCAAGCCCGCGCCGTCGGGCTTGCCACGCCCCTGCCCGCACTGCGCTACCACGCTCAACAGATGTACCGCCCGTATGTACGGTACGACGCACGCGCTAGCTTCCAGCCGCCACGTGCGTCTCGGCGTTCGCCAAGAAACGCCTGTCATGGAATGTCTACTACGCACAAGTACGAACCTCCCTACGATGCCGCGAGCGCAAACCTCCGGCGCAAGGTCCGCGGGATCGCGAGTCCCCCTGACAGCGGGTACTTGGGGCTTGCGCGCACGAGGCACGCCGAAGGAGCAGCTAGTCTAGCACGACACTCGCGCGCGCCGAGCGTCAAATCTCGGGCTGCGCAAACATCCGCGCTAGCTCCGCGCGCACCGCTTCACCCACCAGTGCCACGAGCGCTTGCGCGAACGCCTCCGCCGGTGGCGCATTACTTGCTGCGCGCCGCTGCTGCCACATCCGCCTTGCCGCCAGCGCCTGCCGCGCACGCACATCGGGCGTGCGCACGTATCTACCATGCGCTCGCGAATACTGCTTGCCGTCGCGCGCCGCCCCGTTCAGGCGCTTGGCTTGGGCACGCGCTCGCGCCCGCCCAGCCTGGACCTTCTTGAGATTGCGCTTCATGCTCAGCGCTTGCCGGCGTCTGCGCTCGGGCGTCCACGATGCACGCAGCTTTTGCTGCATGCGCTGCTTGCTTTCCGCGGTCCACCCCTGCACCCCTGTTGGATTAGCCATGCGAGTCCCTTTCTAGTCATGCGCCCGCGGCCGGAACACGCCTCGATACCACGCACGCCTGCAATTCCGCGAGCAAAAGAAGTGATACCGCTGGTGCGCACTGAACTTGACGCCGCACGTTGCGCACACGCGCTTGTGCTCGCCGCCCACGAACGTCTTGATGGCGCCCGCGATCTGCACCGCGATCGTCTGATCACGCAGCTTGAGCAACGTCCCGCGCGTCATGGCCGGTTGGGACGCGGATGCGCCTCGTCCCAGCTCACATCGGCAACCTCGAAATCCTCTTCATCCTCGTGAGACGCAGTCTCACCCCGCATGACGCCCAGACAGTAATCCGAGCACACGGGCACTCCGTAGCGCGTGGTGTTCCCGTCGCACACGCTGCCGCACACGAAGCACGTCGCGGGCGCGCTCATGCGCCCTCCGCGAACCTGCCGACCAGCTTCGCGAGATGGTGCTTGACGATGCGCTTGTGGCCACGCTTGTCACCATATCCACGCGTACCGCTACTACCGCCATGCGACCGCGTCTTCGCAATGCACCGCGGCGCCGGCGCCATGAGCTCCGGAAATCCGCCCACATCAAACTTGCGCACAAACGTTGCCACGTTGTCGGGCGTGCGCACTTGCTGCACCCCCTGTGGCGTCCGCCGCGCAATGTACTTGCGCCCGATCACGAACGTGCCCGTTCCAATCCCTGCCATCAGCAGCGCGAGCGGGCACTTGGTGGTCGTGCCGGTGCGCCCCTTGATGTGTGCGCGCCGCACCATGTCCGCGATCTGCACTGGTGTCTTGTTGCGGAAGTGCGCCAGCACGTCCTCCAGCACATTGACGCGCGCGATCTTGCCAGGCCCCGCCACGCCGCGGCTCACAACGCACCATACCGTGCATCAAGCAGCTCCTTGATCGCCGTGCGCAGTCCGCGCAGCGCATCGCTGACAGCCACGTCGCCGCGCGCATCGCGCAGCGCCCACGCTGCATTCGCAATCTGCATCTCGTGGTCAAACCTGAGCTGCAGCATGTCCTGCCTGACCTCCGCGGGCGGCGGCTCGTCGCAGCCGCTCGCAGCCTGCACCAGTTCCAGTCCCAACTTGTCATGCGTGTCCATATTCACTCCCGTTGTTCGTGTTCGCCCCGGGCTTTCGCTAATCCTTGATACACCACGTGCCCGTCCCATGGCTCAGGTGTCTTCATCCAGATACCGCGCCGCACCTGCATGATCCGGTGCCGTTGATGCAAACTACCAAGCGCTCCGTCAACCAGCCGCTTGCACTGTGCCATGCGCCATGGTCCCTGCGCTTGCAATGCTGCTGCTAGCTCTTGCCGATTGCGCGATCCATCGACCAGCTCGTATACCGCCCGCTGCGCGCTGCTCTTGAGGCGCAATTTCTCGCGATCACTACTGCGCTCCACCAGCTCAACTACCAAAGCACCTTCCGCACTCACAGTCAAGTCAAACTTGTAGGTGTCGCCAGCATTTGGCATACCACGCGCTTTCATAACCCGCAGTTCACACTGATCCTTGCGCCGTTGCGCATGCCACACAGTATCGGCCATCGCTTCCTTGACGCTACTGCCGCGCGCTTGGTACACACTGCGCTGAATACGCCCCGCAACTGGCGTATGGTCCGTGACCATGACACACACGCGTGCAGTCTGCGCCACATACGCCAACCGCTCCATGACTTCTTGCATCACACCGCGGTTGTTCTCATCGGCGCTGCACAGATTGCTGAAGCAGTCCAGGAACAGGAATTCCGCGCTTTGACTGACGCACGTTTCGATCAGCGCTGCCGTGTCGTGGTTAGTCGCCAGATCAAGCCGGAAGTCCGGTGCGCGCCCACGGTAGCAGACCATGTCGCCCAGTTCAGCGTACGGCGCTCGCAGGCCGCGCCCCGCTGCGAGCGCCTCAAACTGCGCGCGCATGCCCCACAGCGGGCTGTCCACGAACAGCGCAACACTGCGCACGCGCTTCACGGGCTTGACCGCGAGGAACTCCTGCCCTAGCGCAAGCGCCATCATCAAGTCAAGCCCCAGCATGGTCTTACCGACGTGCGGCTCGCTCACGAACAGCGCCACAGCGCCCTTGACCAGCAAGCCGGGCAGCAGCACCTCCGGCATGGCGTTGTGGCACAGCTCGGGCAGCGCGTGCACGCGCAGCAGATTGACTGCCTCCGGCGCCACCGCAAGCGCTAGGTCGCGCTCGTCGTATGTCGCCATGATGTTCGGTATCCCGTCGCCCCAATCGTCCGGCATGGAAACGTCCCCCCGGCGCAGCAAGCTGCGCCCCGCGCACGGCGGTTAGCGTCACCTTCCCCTTCCGCGTTGCGCGCCCTGGCGAGCGTTCCCGTTGAAACGTGGTAGCGCATCTGCAAGGTATGTCCGCACGGTTTGACCGTCAAGACCCCCTGCGCCGCGACGCTGCCGCGACGCTGCGGCATGTAAAGCTAGCTTGACTACAATCGTGCGTGCCCGCGCGTGCCCTAATTGGTCCGAATGTCGCATAACACTCGTCACTGTAAACCTGAGCCGGTTTGGCGCTAACTCGTTTAATGACAACGCATTTTGTCTATATTTCGCGCGTTTGGTAACGCGCTGTGCCGCAACGCATTACAGAAATCTATAAAATTCAGATCCTATACACCACTCGCGATACTCACCCCCCCCGCTGCGCACCCCGCTCACGCGGGTGCGCCTGCAGGGAGGTTCGTGAGTCGCAAAAACCCAACAAAATGAACAAACTACAGTCTAACGTGCTGCGTAGCTTGAGCTTACAGTCAGTCTTTTGGTAGCGTCAGCGGATGCTCACTCGCAGTGAGCTGCTACGTGCGCCACGGTGTGAGGCGCCACAGCTCGAAGGCGCGGAGCTTGCGCTGCTGGTGCCTCGCCGCTGCGTGCCCGGCCATGACGCGCGGATGCACACCCAGCTCCCGCAGTGCGCGCTTGACCACACGCTCGCGTTCTCGCAACGTGAGTGTCTCGCCCTCGCTGGGTAGCGCAGCCGCGAGTTGCGCCACGGTCGCGCAACCCATGCGCCCGAGCAGCCGCTTGACGCGCACGGTGTAGGTCATGACACACCACACGCGCGCAGGAACCACTCGCGGTTGAAGTTAACGTTATCACGTCCGAGCACCACTGCGATCTGCGCGCAATCGCGCTCCCATTGCCGGTGCACAAGCTCGCGCTCCGGGTGTAGCACCATGTCAACGTTACCGTTGGGACGCGCATCCAACAGCGCCTCCGCCAGTAGCACGTAGTCCTTCCAGCTCATGTTCGCCCCCCCCCTTGAAAGAGCGCGTACGTACGCGCTAACGTACGTACGCGCATCCCATTACCTGCTACCGCCTACACTCCACGAGCACCGCATTCAGCACGCTGGCCTTGAGGCTCGCAATGCGCCCGTCCTTCATGCTTGCGAGCCGCAACATGGCGTCGCCGCGCACCGGGAACGTATCCACGTCATGATCTAGGCACTCCACGGCGCCGTTGTAGGCCTCCCACGCGCTGTGATCGCCCACGTGTCCAGCTCCCTGCTCCCACGCGCCTGCGACCGTTATACGGCGATCTAGCGCACGCTGCTTAACAAACCCCTGCGCATCGCTCGCCGGTAGCGGCGCCAGTGTGTCGAGCACGCTCCGCTCGAACGCCTCGACGCTCAACACCGTCTTGCGCATGAGCTTGTAGTCTTGCGCTATCGCAACGTAGCGCTCCGTCAGCTTGCGGAACATCTCCTGCGCCGCTTCGACCATGCGGCTCGCTCCGTCGCCCGTGTGTTTGACGTACACACCTCCCTCAGCGGCATGCGCAGCGCCCAGCGTGTTTGCGCACACAACACGGATGGGCGTCTCCTGAATTCGCGCTGCGCGCCGTGCGCTATGGTTGTTGCTGATAAGCGCATAGGGCACTACCTCGTTTGCGAACACTTCCCTCACGACGGGATCGTCCACGTCAAACCGCGCGAGCATCCACACGTCCGCTCCCTCGCGCAGCGTACCGCCCGTTTCGAGGTGCGCAATCCCGCGCTCCAGCAACGGCTCCAGCACGCGGAACGCGTCCCAGTTCTGGAGCGGCTTGTAGCGCTCCCCCGTGACGGCGAACACGCTGCCCGTGTCGGCACGCGATATCGCCTGCCCAGGCGCCAGTTCGTACGTGACGCTATCAGCGCTGCCGCGCTTGACATACAGCGGCTCTGTGCGCACGTGGAAGTCCGCCGCCGCAAGCTTGACCGCTTCGTTGAGCGTCGGCGCCTGCGCTAAGCCAACGCCCAGTTCATGCCACGGCGTCTCGCCCACGTAGAACATGCTGCCGCGACCATCGTTCGCGCTCTCAATCAGTTCGTGACTCATGTTCGCTACCTCCCGTGTTTGTCATGCAACTTGAATGTGCCATTTGCGCAAATCTCCCACGCTGCGCAATGGAGTCCCGATCATCTTGAGCGCCTTTTTAGCCAATAGATCTCCAGCATCGGCGCGGCCTGTAACATAAGCCGCTGCAGCATGATCGTCAAAAAACCGATCGGTGGATTGATTTACTACTATTGCATCGTCCAGCCGTTGAATCACACGTGTTGTACCGCCGAGATAATCTACGCTAAAGATTCCCCAGCCTTGACGATACGCTGATTCTTGATCAGCGTCGGTCCATCTTGCGTGACTCATGTTCGCTCCCCCCGTTTGGTACGCGTCATGCTCTTCACGTACGTGCGTACCTCACGTACGCGTGCGCTTGAAATTGCTGTCAAGCGGAATCGCGCTTGCGCTTGACCCGGGCGCTAGACGATCCCTGGCGTGTGCGGCAAGCGCGCAATCAAATCGTCAATTGCGTGGCCCGCTGCGTCCCATTCGCGTGCTAGCGCGGCATCGGCAAAACTGGCGCCAATGTGCGCAGCCTTCTCACTGCACACTGTCGCAAGCGCGGCCAGAACCGCGCTCAGGCTGCTGCGGGCAATCATTGCTTCGATCGTTTCGCTCACTGGCTTGACATTCGGCATTTTGATACCCCTCACGTTGCGACCCAAACTTTCGCATCGCGAAAGCGTGCGGCACCGTTGGATGCGCACCGCACGCCCCACGATCTATCACACCATGAGGGCGTGACTCAGCAGCAGCAGCCGCCGCGATGCGTACGCCCACGCTGTGACCTGCTCTGCCGAGTTCGGCTCCATCGCCGGGACCTGTCCGGCGCGTTTCTCGCAGCACACTGCGAGCGTGACGATAATTCTGCGAAGCCCGTGCGCATCAACCAGCGCTGCGAGCGCCGCGGCGTCCGGCGCGGGCTGCGGCGGCCGCGCGAGCGCCCGCACAACCGCTTGCGCCAGCTCCTGATCGTGCGTTAGGCTTTCCATATGCACCGCTCGAATGGCTGGTCCGAGTCGATCAGACCATCTCGATGTGCGCGGCGGAACATCTCGACGTTCGCGTCGGTCGGCTGGATCTCTTCGCAGTCGCCCGATGTGGGGATCTGCCACGGCTGCAACGCTGGCGCGTCTAACGTGGCTTGCGCGTTGGTGTTCGGCGGTTCAGACTGCTCGATGGCGCTGGCGCGTGTGCGTGGCGCCGCAGGCGCAGGAAAGTTAGCTTCCCAGCCCGGCAACGGCTTGGCGTGCATGACGTTCGCTCCCGTAGCGCGGTCGCTGCCGACCCGAGGCGGGCGCCTCTGCGATCTTGCGAGCGAGTCCATCCGCGTTACTGCGGGTAAGGTAGTACACTTCCTGGGCGCTGTCAAGCGGTTTCTGCGTGCGACAGTGAGATAGTTCGCTAGTCTCGCCGTGGTCCCGGTGTAGATATATCGACACTTCCGCGGTGCCCGCGTGTGCGCATGTTTCACGTGGAACACCGCTCGCGCGATACCGTAACCGCTTGCGCCGCAACGGCTTGCGCAGTCGCCGCAGCGCTTGCGCCGTCCCCGGGTGTCCCCCAACGGCGCGCGCGAGTACTGGTACTTAGTCCCCCACACACCCGCCAGACGCTAGCTCAATTTACAAACCCGGGACAAAATTTCCCTTGACGCGCGGCCAGCGCGCGTGATACTACGCATAATGCCCCCGGAGGGGTATGCGCCCGGCGCGCTGTGCACGAACCTCAGCGTATACTGCGCTTCATACTGGGCTCCGGAGGGAGTGCACGCCGCGGCAGCACGAACCGCCGCGCGCCGACCACACCGGCACCACGTGCGCGTGATCGTCCTTGACGCAGCGTGGGGCGAACGCAGTATCATGCGCGGCACCTCCGGTGTCCCCCGGCGGCGCGGTACGCGAGCGGTGGCACGAGCGCAATTGGGAAGCGCGGTGCCACCGCTTCGTTGTGCGCACCGGCGTTGCGCGCCCGCAGTGGCAGCAACGATTGCGTCCGCTGCTGGCGCGGCTTGCGCACATGTTGACAGCACGCGGCACCGGCGTGCATCGTAGTGGGTGCACCGCTGCACCCGGCGCCAGTCGCGTGCGCGGGGCTGTTCGCTACGCTCGGCGTCGTGTGAGTTCGTCCGCGGCGCCGAGCACCCGTCGCGCAGCGCGCTGCGCACCCCACCACGCGAGGACCCCGCGGGTGCCGCCCGAACCTATCGCTGCGAGCGCGCGCGAGCGTGAAGCCGCCCTGAAGCCCATCATTGAGACCTGCGCGGAAGTGCGCATCGTGCTCGGCGCCGCTGGGCTTGTCATCACGAGCGCGAGCGGCGCGGGCGGTGTCCTCACGCTCGACGTGGACAACGCACGCCAGCTCGTGGGTGCGCTGGCGCGCGCATTGGCGCGCTACGACGGAGCGCGCAAGCGCAGCGCGTACGCGCGGCGCAGCTGGCTTGCGCGGCACCCGAGCGGTGCGGTCGATGGTGCGTAGCGCGTGGGTGCGCCCCGAGACGCGAACGATCCCGCGGTGCGGCCCCGCGGCCGGGCGCGTCGGAGGGCGCACATTTTCGCTGCCGCGAAAATAGCGTTCGCGCCACCCGCGCTGCGCAACGCAGTTCGTGTCGGTGGCGCGAAATCAGTTGACACGCGCACCGCGCGTGCGCACGCTCGCGCACGTGATTGACGACCCCCACGATACGCGCACTGACGAGGCGGATGGCGACATGCGCGCACCCGACGATACGCGTACTGACGACTCGCTCGATGCGCTCGACAAGGCGCTCGCAGGCGCGGCGACGCGCCTGCCCGGCCGCCCGCGCGGTAGCAAGAACAGCTTCCCCAAGCGCAACGCGCGCCTGTTCCCCCCGCCCTCGCGCACGCGCCCCGAGGCGGTAGACCCGCTGCTCGCAGCCCCGCGCGCCCTCGCCCTGAGTGCCATCGCCGATCGCGACGAGCGCGCCCGGCGCCTGACTGAGCTGCTGCGCAGTGACGGTGTCAGCGGGGCCGAGATCGTAGCTGCCGTGCGGCAGCTGGAGAACATGCAGGGCACAAGCGCGGGCGGCGCGGACGTGCACCTGACCTACGCCGACCAGTTGGCGCTGCTGGTGCGTCTGCTCGCGAGCGTCCCGCACGGCATGCTGAGCGAGGCGCTCGCGCGGCTGGGCCGCCGCCGCAGCCAGCAGCAGGTGCGCGTGTCGGCGATGGGGCCACCCACGCTGCCCACGTGGAGCAGCGCCGACGCAGTGCCCGTCGCGCCAGCGGTTGAACTGCCGCGCGACGGCGCCGGTGTGGTCGTCCCGGCGGGCCCGGCGGGCCACCCCAAAAACTCCCACCCCACCCCCGCCATCAGCACTGCGGTCCCGAGCTTCGAGCCACCCGCCGCGGAGACGATCCATGCCGGAATCGACCCCCGCAGCTGCTGACGCAGCTGCGCCAGAAACCGCAGCGGCGCCTGTCGCGCGGGCGGAACTGGCGCCCGAACCGCTGCCGCCCGCACCCGCCGAGTGCGCGAACTGCCGCGAGCTGCGCCGGCTGCTGGCACTGATGCGCCAGCGCGTAGACGAAGTCGAGCGCGAGTACGTGCTGCTGCAGCAGCGCGTGGACGCGGTCGTGAATGCACGCCCGCAGATCGAGGTCATGAGCGACTTCGACGGCGTGGCGGCGCGCGCACTCAAGTCTGCGCCATGACGCCGCCCGTGCTCTCGCCGCTCGAAACCGCGTGGGACGAGCTGTGGCATGCGCTTGTGGCGCTCGATCCCGCTGACCGCAACGCCATTGCCACCGCGATCTACATGTACGTGTGTGCGCTATCGCTCGACATGCGCGCCCGCGTGGACGCCACGCGCGCTGGCAACCGCGACGACGTGAGCTACGCCGTAATCGACCACCTGCTGACGTGCATGTATCAAGACCACGCGCCGCTCGTGGAGGACCGTGATGCCACTTGAGCGCACGCCCCCCAGTGCGCGCAGCAAGCTGCGCAACGAGATCCGCAGTCGCAACGTCAAAGAGCTGGTAGATAGCTACCAGTCGAGCGGGAAGATCGGGACTTCGACGCCAGCGTCGAAGTCAGCTGCCGTGAAACAGGCCGTCGCGATCAGCTATGCGCAAGAGCGGCGTGGTGGCAAGCGCAAGCGCAGCTAGCATCACGTCGGCGCCGCCCAGTGCCCGCACGCTGTGGCCCACGCGCTGGGCACCGGACGTGCTGGAGCTGGACCTGCTGCGTGCAGTCTGCCGCAGTCACTTCTGGCCCTTCTTCATGCATGCGTGGGGCACGATGCACGGTCCCCATGCGCGCGACTGGTGGATCGACCGCGCCGAGATCGCAGAACCGCTCGCTGCGTGGTTTGAGACGCAGATCCACGAATGGCAGCAGGCGCGCGCCGCGCACAAGAAAACCCAGCGCCACCTGATGGTGATCGTGGCACGCGAGTTCGGCAAGACCACACTGATCACGCAGGCGGGTCTGCTGTGGCTGCACCTGCAAGACCCCGACTTGAGCTGCTTCATCGGCAGCGAAAAGGTCGAACTGGCGGCGGGCATGCTGAGTGCCATCCGCGCCGTCCTGACCGGCACCGACAAGCACGCCCAGTGGACACGCCTCTATGGTGACTGGATCGCGAGCGACGGCATTGCGCGCAAGACCGCAATCGTGCACACACATCGTTCGACCACGACGCGCAAGGAACCCAGCTTTGGCGTGTGGGGCGTCGAGACGGGCCTGACCGGCAGCCATCCCGACGTGCTGTGCCTGGACGACCCCAACACCTACGAGCGCGCCGCCGCGGACGTGGGCTGGTACGAGCGCGTGGTGCAGCATTGCGCCTCGCTGACCCCCGTGGTGCGCGCCGATGGGCTCGTGATCTACGTGGGCACGCCCTACAGCGATGCCGACCACCTGCACAAGACGCTCAAGCGTGACGGCATCGCAACGCTGACCGGCATGCCGATGGTTGACTTCCGCCCGCGCGCTGACGGCCGCTGGCACGTGTTTCACCTGCCCGGCCGTGACGCCCGCGGCGCACCCACCGTCCCCAACGTGTGGAGCGAGCAACGCATGCAGGAGTTCGAGCACGAGAACACCGACAAGTACAGCGCTCAGATCCTGTTGCGCCCCGACGTGAGCGAGCACAACCCGCTGACGCTGGAGCAGATCCGCGATTGCCTGGTGGACGTGAAGGACGTGCCGCATGGGATGCTGCGCTACACCGCCCACGTGGACACGGCATTCGTGCAGCCGGGACGGCTCATGTCAGGCGACGAAACGGTAATCGAGATCTGGGGCCACCTGCGCGATGGCAGCGGTGACGTGATCTACATCGAGGGCTACGGCAGCAACCTGTGGCGCGGGGAGGACTTCTACCGCACCGTGGTCAGGCTGCTGGAGCGCTACGAACGGCTCGGGCGCAAGCTCACAGCGATCACCGACGAAGCGATCCCCGGGCGCCCCGACGAGGTTGCGCGCAGCTACCGCTCGTTCGTCAACGGTAGCAGCTTGAAGCGCACCTGTCCGCAGATCATCGAACTACACCGCGGCGGCAAAAAGAAGCTGCAGCAGCGCATCATCCCCGCCGCGGCGTTCTGGGCTGACGGCCACGTGAAGCTCACGCGCGACGCCCCTGGCTTGGATCGCCTGATGGAGCAGATGTCGCGCATCGGCCGCACCGCCAATGACGACTGGGCTGACGCCGCCGCCGACGTGTTCAACCCCGCGGTGTACCAGCCGCAGCGCAAACTCGCCCAGCCCGAGACGCCACCGTGGCTCGCATCGCCCCAGGACGTGATACTCAAGGGCACCGCCAACGCCGATGAGCTGCGCGCGCTCTACGACAGCTGGGTCAAACGCGACGAGGTGAACTTTGAGCCAGTCTGAGCCCGCGGTGCACTGGGATGGCTTTAATGAGCGGTTTGCGCAGGACGCGTACGCGACGCAAATCGCGGGCGCCATGCAGCAGATCAATCAGCAGCTAGAGCAGTGCGTGTGGGACATCGGATCGCAGCTAGCGCAGCCGCAGCCGCAACCGCCCACGATCTGGGACGAACTGTACCCGCGCGCCGGCAGCACAATCACGTTCGTGGACAACGCGCAGTCCACCTTACGCATGCCCATCACGTCCACTCAGATCTACCAGCGCGACCTGGGCGTGCTGGAGCTGCTGGACCCGCACGCGGCTGCGCCGCTACCCCGCCCATGAACCTGTTCGCGAAGCAGCGCCTAACAACCACCGGCAGCGTGAACGTGCCGCTCGTGTGGACGAGCACGAGCGTAACCGGCTTCGCAAGTGCGTTCGCAACTGCGTCTGGGATGAGCACCACCAGTTCTGCGCAGCCCCGCCAGCTCACGCCCACCGAGCGCGCTCAAGCCGTGCTGTGGCGCACGGTCTACCACGAGCCCACGCCCATAGTCGATGCCGACGAGGACGACGACACATGACGCTAGACCCACCCTACCTGTCGCGCGATCAGCTGGCGGCGCTGACGCAGCGCCACGAACACATGCTCGCGAGCGCCCACGCCAGTGCCACGTTTGGGCGCCTGCGCTGTGTGCGCTGCGGGCGCGAAGCCGCCCGCATGTGGCTCGTGCGCCACGCGCAACGCATCGGCATGCTGCGCGTGGTGCGCGAGTTCGCGCTGTGCTGGAACTGCGCCCGCCATTACGCGACGGCAGGGCGGCGCACATGAGTCGCGCAGCGTACCTGGTCAGCAACACGGCACCGATCGACCTAGCTGCCGTGCGCACCGCCATGCCGCCCCCGGAGGTGCTGGCGTGGTGCGACGGTGACGGCGCCGGCGACTACCAGCCGTTATGGGCACTGACGTGCGCCCTCGCTCCGCGCACGATCGTCGAGTTGGGCACGCGTGACGCCCGCAGCACGCGCGTGGTCGCCCACGCCGCACCGCAAGCGGCGTTGACGACCATCGACATCGCAGATTGCAGCGCCGTCGTCCCCGCGGGCGCCACCTTCGTCCACGCTGACGCCGCCAGCGCGTTTGGCGCTTGGCGCGACCCGATCGACCTGCTGTTCGTGGACACCGACCCCCACAGCGCGCTCCAGACCACGGGCTGGCTCAACACGTGGGTCGCGCGGTTCGCTCGCGCCGCCGCATGGCACGACAGCCTGACGACGCCGGTGGGCGCAGCGCTGGTCACGTGGCTCGCGCACCACCCTGAGTGGTCCGGCGCCGAACTAGGCACAAACCACGGCATGTATCTGATGTGGCGGCACACGCCATGAGCGCAACGTTCTCGCAAACCGCCAACGCCACACGCGCAACGCTGGACGCCAATTCGCTCGTGGGGCTCGTGCGCGAGCGCAAAGCCCACAGCGAGCGCACGTTCCTCGCATACTACAACAAGTTGGCGAGGTGGTACGACCGCTACCGTGGCATCTACAGCGGCAAGTTCGCAGCGTTCCGCAACAACATTCACATACCATTCATATATAGCGTGATCCAGTCGGACGTGGCGCGCAAGATCCAGATGTCGCTCGGCAACTGGCCCTTGATCAGCTTCGAGGGCTATCCGCCGGAGCAGGAGCCCACCGCCCGCAAGAACGAGATCCTGGTCAGCGTGCAGTGGGAAGACTTGCACATGTACTTGAAAGCCGTGGACTTCCTGACCACGCTCGACCTGTACGGCGTTGCGATCATGCGCTGGGGCTGGAAGCGCGACTTGCGCCAGCAGCGCGTGCGCGAGCCGCTGCCGGTAGCGCCCGGCTTGACGTTCGAGCGCACGGTCCAGCGCTGGCAGACCTACTTTGACGGTCCCGACGGGTACGTGGTCGATCCACTCGACTTCTTCCCGCAGCCGGGCTTCCGCCACCCCGACGACATGGCGTGGGCGGTTGAGCGCTACTGGCGTGATCTGGACGACATGCGCGCGCAAGTGCGTGCCGAGCAAGCCGCCGGTACGCCACGCGAAGAGCTGAGCTTCGATCCGCGCGCACTCGAAGACCTGGCGCTAACCGGGAGCGAGAGCGATGCCGGCAGTCGCCTGATCGAGCGCATCAGCGTCTACCGCAACGCCACCGACTTCCAGATCCGCAAGGGCGAGAAGTACGCGAAGCCGGTCGAGGTGTGGGACCACTGGGGCACAGTGCCGGACGAGCTGCTGCCGGCGGACGGTGAGCGCATGCGCCGGCTCGTGGTACTGAACGGGCGCGTACTCGCAAAGAACGTGGGCAACCCCTACTGGCACGGGCAAAAGCCGTGGACGACCTGTGCCATCGGCGATCCGCACTACTTTCACGGCGTCGGCAAAAGCGAGCTTTTGGAGAAACTGCAGGCCGCGAGCAACCGCCTGCTCAACCACAAGCTCGACTCGCTGGACTTGTCGATCTCGCCCGTGTTCCTCGCGAACAGTTCAATCGTCCAGGCGCAGAACCTGGTCACGCAGCCGGGGCGCATCATCTCGATCGACGGACCCGTGGGCGAGGACGTGATCCGGCCGCTGCTGATTGATCGAACGGGCATCCAGCAGGTCGGCCCCGAGGTCGAGCTGCTGTGGCGCTACATGCAGCAGGGCAGCGGGATCGTGGAGGACACGGTGCAGGGCGGCGCCAGCTCGCGTCAGACGGCGCACGAGTTCCAAGGTCGCCAAGAAGCCGTTATGACGCGCCTGATGAGCGAGTCGCGCCAGCTCGAAGAGGGCTGGCTTGAGCCCAGTGCCAACCTGTGCCGTGCCTTGAACCGCCAATTCTTGACGGTGCCGAAGCAGATCAACATGCTTGGTTCGCTCGCGCGAACCAATCCGATCACCGGTGCGCCGCTGCCGCCCGACACGCTCGCAATCGACCATCATGACCTGTGGCCCGACTACCGGGCGCGCGCCGTGGGCGCCAACCAGACCATGATGCGCGCCGCGACGCAGCAGAACGTGATCCAGCTGCTGCAAGCCGCATCGGCCAACCCTGCGCTCATGCAACTCATCAACTGGACAAACTTTGCGCGCCAGCTCTTGGAAACGTTTGGCTTCCGCAACATCAACGAGATGCTGAACGAGACAGCGCAACAGCAGCAGCTGACGGACGCAACGCAGGGCGCCGCACGCGCCGGTGTGCCAATCCAGCAGCAGATGCAAGCGTTGTGGCCACAGCAGGGCTTCGCGGGCGGCGGCAACGGCGCCTCCGGCAGCCCTGAGACGCTCGACCCCGCACACATGATGGCGATGATGGCAGCGAGCGGCGCGCGCCAGCCCATGCTGCCGCTGACGCGGTAGCAGTCGTAAACGACTGCAGTAAATCACAGTTAGGAGACGCTCATGCCCGAGCAGCCGCTACCCCCGCCGAGCGAGCAGATCGAAAGCCTGCGCGGCACGATCCTGTCGCGCGGCTGGACCGAGATCATGCTGCCGCAGCTCTCGCAGCGCATGGACCAAGCCAAGGAAGCGCTCGTGCTGCCGCCCGAGCTGCGCACCGGCGAGTGGAAGGACCTCTCGAACGAGCGCTTGGCCGGCATGGTCCAGGGCCTGGGCTGGGCGCGCAACGTGTGGCTGATCGCGATCCAGCGCCACGATGCGGCGCGCGCGCTGCTGGCGCAACAGCGCGCCAGCGACCTGGATGGTGAGCGCGGTATCGGTCACCCCCACGCCCCTGACGTGGACCCGGAGCAAGCGCGCATCCTCAGCTAGCGCACCACGTTGCGGCGCCGCCCTGCGGGGCGTGACAAGCGGGTAACTGCCCTAGGTAACCGAGGGGAGCGCCGCAAGCGGCGTGTCACCAGCGCCGCGCGCGCTGCCCAATTCCCCGATTGACAGCACCCCCCGCCGCAGTGGTGGTCTTCACGCCACGAGCTAGCCTGCGTCGCAGAACGCGACGCACCTAAGAACTAGGTCACCGGCTGGCGCACACATGGAGGCCACAATGGCAGTCGATCCCATGGCACCGGTGCAGAACGCGCCTGCGCCGCAGCCGCCGCAGAACGCGCCCGCTGCGCCACCCGACCCCTACCTATCGCGCGTGGGCTATGGCAACTACGAAGACTGGGTCAAGGCCACGATCAGCAGTGCCAACGAGAGCACGCGCCTGGCGCAGCGCGTCCGCGAGCTGGAGGGCCAGCAGCAGCAGCTCGCCCAAACGCTTACCGGCCGCAGCGGTGACCCCGCGCAGGAGTTAGACCGGCTGGGCATCCCGCTCGACGCGCTCGACGCCTACCTGGATCGTAAGGTCCAAGCTGGCGTGAGCGCCCGCCTGGACCCGATGCTCAAAACCTCAACTGCCATCAATCGCGTCAAGCAAACCTACCCTGACTTCGCCACGCACGAGCCGCGCTTCAATGCGTGGCTCGCGACCAATCCTGACCTGAATGCACGCCTTCAAGATGCGCTCACGCGCGACCCCGACGGCGCTGAGCTAGCAATCCGCGGCGCCTTCGCACTGTGGGAGCAGCAAGCCCGCGCCCAGGCGCCCGCGCCGGAGCCGCCGCGCGTGCCGACCGACGCGCGCCTGCCCGCAACGCAGGGCAACGCCGCTGCCGCGCGCGGCACGACCGTGCCGCAGCCCACGCCCGAAGAGATCGGTCGGCTGCTCGTACGCGCCCGCGCCGGCGACGATCGCGCCAAGATCGCGCTCGTCAAGATGCGGCTCGGCAACCAGCCGCATCCCGAGATCCCCGCGAACCCGTGAGCGCGAGCGCACCCTGAAGGCGTGCCGTGGAGACATAAACCGTGGCTAACGACACCAACCTCTGGTCAGTCTACGACCTGGGTGGCCCGTTCGCGGGCGGCACCAGCGTGCTCAAGGAAGATCTCGCTGACGTAGTCATCAATATCGATCCCACCGACACGCCCGGCTGGAGCACGTTCGCCAAGACCGTGGCCAAGAACACCGCCCACGAGTGGGTCGCAGCCGCCCTGGCCGCAACCTCGACCGCGGGCACCGCAGAGGGTTTCGACTTCACATCCGCGAACCGCACTGCGCGCGTGCGGCTCCAGAACTTGACGCAGATCTTCAACGTGCCGGTGATCGTGTCGGACACCGCACGCGCCGTTGACCCTGCCGGCGTGTCCGATGAGTACATGCTGCAGATCATGTACGGCATGCAGGAAGAGTCGCGCAACATCGAAGCCGCGCTGTTCAAGGCCGCAACCGCGTCGGCAACGGGCGATGACGCAAGCGCCGCACGCGTCTTGAAGGGCTTCCGCGGCTTCGTTGGCATGACCGGCACCCCGGCATTCAACATCCAGCAGATCAACGAAGCTGGCAACGCGTCGTTCCTGATCTCAACCGCTAACATCATTAACCTGCACGAGACGATGTACACACTGGGTGCCAAGCCCGACTCGCTGTGGTGCAGCCCCGGCGTCAAGGCCGACTTGACGCGTGCATTGGTCGCTGCGGGCGGCAACTTCCGTCTCAACATCGCAGCCGCCGACAACACGATGATCAACAATATCGAGGTGTTCCACAGCGACTTCGGCGTGCTGCCCATCATCACCGACCGGTTCATTCCGCAGGCCACTGGCTTGTCGGCATCGAGCGCCAGTGCTGCCTGGTTCCTGATCGAGCGCAGCAAGGCGCGGCTCGCAGTGCTGCGTCCGATGCACCACGTGCCGATGGGAAAGAGTGGCGACCACACGCGCGGCCTGGTCGTGACCGAGCTGACGCTAGAGCTGCAGCATCCCTACGCAGTCGGTGTCGGTACCGGAGTTGGTACGTAGCAGAAGGTGGCTGCCCGGTCGAGGGACGGGCAGTTGCTGGCGCGAGCAGGACGGTGCGAGCCGTCCTGCCGCGTCACCGCCCTGACGGGCGTGGCCACAATCACTGCATGTCAAGCCTTTTACAAGCTGCTAGCAAGGGAGACACCAATGGCATACACGAGTCACGGCAAGCCGCGCCGCCCTGACCGGAGCAAGGTCCAGCCCCCGGCGAACGTACTGGACGCGAACAACCGCTACGACATCAACGCTCAGCTTGAAGCGCTGGCGCGCGTGACGCGCTCGTGGGGCATGGACCCTGACGCGGGCCTCGCGATCACCGCTGAGGGCAAGTTGACGATCGGCGGTCCCGACGAGTCGCAGGGCGTTACGTACGATCCCAGTCCGCAGCTCGACCCGCCGACGATCCCCCAGGCGCGCCCGCCCAAGACGGGCGCCGCGGCTGCGCCCGGCGCCGGTACGAAAGGTTTCTAACGCCATGGAGCGCAAGTCCCTCGCCCCCGACGTACCCGCAACCAAGTCTTGGCCCGACACGCCTCCAGCCGCCGAGTTCTACGTCAGCAACCCCGACCGCAGCGCACTCGACACCGTCACCGACGCCCGCTGGATCACCGACCGCTTTCCCAGCATGGCAACCCAGTTCGCTGCCATTAGATCGTTGCGCGACCACTACTGGGATCTGCGTAAGATTACCTCGCACGGTTCGATTGTGGGCGGCGCAGGTGGCATGAAGCACGTCGCGTCGATCCCGCAGCGCATCCTGTTCGCAGCCGAACGCGCCGCCAAGCTCGATGGCGTTGACTTCTGGGACGAGCGTGTGTTCTACGCCTGGCTTGGGCGCAACCCGCAATACGCCTTAAAGGACGCCGACAAGTGACACAGCCCCTGCGCATCTACACCATGATCAACACGCTGACCTACAACGCCAGTACCTACTATCGCCTGGACGTGCCACTCACGACCATGGAAGAGCTGGGCTTGCCGGTCGAGCCAATCGTAGACAATGGCGATCCCACGATCCCAAACCGCAACCGCATCCTCGCAGTCTGCCAAAGCGACATCAACCTGCTCTACCAACCCGTCTCGCCCTCGCTGCGCGAACAGATCCTGCGCCTGGACAGCCTGTTCCCCGCCAAGACTGCCACCGGTGACTGGCACTACCCACCCTCATTCATCTGCGACACCGACGACAACCTGTTCCAGGTGCACCCCATGAATCCCGCCTACCGCACCCTGGGCATCCGCATGCCCGACGGGCGCCTGCTGCGCGAAGGCGACGAGGTGGGTGTCGTAGACCAAACCGGTGCACGCCGCGTACTGTGGAAAGACGGCGTTGACGGTTTCAACATCGCTGACAACTTGCTCAAGCTGCAGAGCTATCGCGACATTCTGGCGACAGCAGCCGGTGTCACGTGCAGCACCCCGCGCGTCGAGAACTACGTCCGCACCGAATCCGGCAACGATCGCACATTCATATCTCCCAACATGGTCCGGTTCGATCACTACGAGCCGGTAGATCTGCGCCCGCACCCAGACGAGGTGCGCATCCTGTGGCAAGGCTCGACCACACACTTTGAAGACTTCTACGACATCCGCCAGTCGCTGCCGCTGATTGTGCGGCGCTATCCGCACGTGAAGTTCATGTTCTGGGGCGCACTCCACCCCTGGATCATCCAGAACATGCCCAGTGACCGCTTTCGATACATCCCGTGGTGCAACTACGCCGAGTACAAGCTGCGCCTCGCGACAATCGGCCACGACATCGCAATCGCCCCGTTGCGCCCGCACCGCTTCAACGTCTGCCGCAGCGCCATCAAGTTCTACGAAGCCGCAGTCCTGACGCCGCCGGTGGCGTTCCTGGGTCAGGGCGGTGGCACGCCCTACAGCGACGAAGTGCTCGATGGCGAGACGGGCGCGATCTGGGACACGCCGCAGCAGTTCGTCGAGCAGCTATCGCGCCTAATCGAAGACGCCCCCGAGCGCAAGCGTCTCGCCGCCAACTCGCGTGATTGGCTCAGCGAGCACCGCGACGCCATGAAGCTCGCCCCTCGCCTATACGAGTTCTACCGCGAGGTGCGCACGCGTAAGCAGCGCGACACGCCGCTGCCCACACCCGAAGCCTGGGCCACGCGCAAGCAGGAGCTGCTGGCGGCGGTCGCCGCGCAATTGGCCAACACGCCTGTGCCGAACGGCGAGCCCGCGGATGCCGCTGTTCACGCCTAGCACCCTGGTCGTGACGGCGGCGCAGTCGGTGGTCGCTGAGTCCGCGGGCGCCCAAGCCGACACGGACATGCTGACGCGGGCGCTGCGTGCACTCGACGCGACGGCCCAGCGCTGGAACCGCTTAAAGTGGAAGTTCCTGCAGCAGGAGCAGATGCTGGTGCTGGTGGCGCCCTTCACCGTGACGGGCGTTTCGACCACCGCAGGCGGAACCACGATCACCACCAGCGTCGCCGCCGGCTTCGCGAGTGTGCTGGCGCAAGACATGGTGCTCGACGGCAGCACCGTATTCCACGGCGACACGCAAGTCGCAGCCACGGGCTCGACTGCACTTACGCTCAACGTGGGCGCCCGGACGACCGTGACGGGCGCCACGGCAATATTCCAGCGCGCAGTTTACAGCCTCGCAAGCGACTTCAAAGCCGTCTACGACGTGCGCCTCGCCGACAACCCGCGCCCGCTGTTCTACCTGCAGCGCCGCATCTACGACCGGCTCATCAGCGACCAGCAGTCCGCTGCCGCGACCGTAGCCTACGAACTCTACAGCCAGGGCGCCGCGGGACAGATCCGCTTCATCGCCCCGCCCGCAGCCGCCGACGTGGCCCACATCCGCTACATGCGCCGCATTAGCATGCCGTCCAGCGCCACCGCCGCAGTGCTAGACGTGCCCCAGGACTACGAAGACGTATTCCTCGCCGCCGCCAAAGCCTACTTCCTGGCCGACAAGAAGGAAGACCTACCACGCGTCCAGTACTGGGCCGAGTACGCCCGCGCTGGCATGGCGCAGATCCGCAGCGACGAGCACTGGGTACCCGACGAGCTGCTGGCACTCGAAGCCCCCTGGCAGGGCGTCTACAACTACACCAACCCCAACGCAAGTCCCCCTTGGTGGGACTCATTCTGGTAGAATGAGTTACACGGTGCGGTTAATGTATTGCGCGAGGTGCGCGTGAGCCGCCTGATCGAAACCGTCCAAGGCGGCCTGATCACCGCGCGCGACCCAGCGCAGCTCGCGCCCGGCGAGCTGCAGTTCCTGCAGAACGCAGTCTACGACCCCGGCAGCCAGGCGCTCAGGCGCGCCACCGGCCGCACCCAGTTCGGCGCCGCCAACGCCAACGCGTCGGCCATCAACGGCCTGCGCGACCCCGTGTTCCTGAACGGCGATCACCTACTGCTCGCGCTGTGGGGTAGCGCCCTCTCGACCGCAACGTTGGGCGACACCGGGACGTTCGCTCTCGCAACCACGCTATCGACCAGCGCTGCGACAGCGCTCGACGCCGTCCAAGCCAACGACGAGTGGTACCTATTCACGGGCGTGGACCGGCTTGCGATGTACGTGTCCGCCACCGCCGCGGGTACGCCGGTGAGCTTCCGCCCCCACGGCTTGGTCCCCGTGAGCGGCAGCATCAGTGCCAGCGCCACCGCCGGCACCTTCAGCGCCAGTGCCACCGGCTACTTCGAATACTGGACGACCGAGGTGTTCGACTACACGCGCGACGGAGCTGCTGCGCAACTTGAAAGTACCTACACCGGCGCCACGACGAACTTTTTCGTGGCGACGACCGCAAGCGCCGTCCGCGTGGTGCGCCCACCCACCGCCAACGCCAACGCCACGCGCTGGCGCCTCTACCGCAACAGCGCCCCCAACACTTCCGTCGCCGACCGCAACTTCCCCACCGGCTTTTTCGTGTCGGAAGCTCCCATGAGTGCCACCGCCATGATCGACGGCGTGGGTCAGGGCGGTGGATACTTTTTCGGTAACGCCACCGCCACCGGCTTCGGCGGTGTCCCGGCGCCGCTCTTCCCCTACAGCAGCGCCACCGCATTCGAAGCGAGCTGGATCACCGCTGAGCGTGTGACCGCTCAGGACGCCACGAACGCTAGCGCCACCGCCACAATCCGCGATCACGTGACCCTGGGCGGTGGCGTGCTGCTGCCCACCGGTCTACCGCCGTTCGCGCGATTCTTCGTCAACGGCACCAACGTGACAGGTCTCACAGACCCAATCACCGGTGTCGAGGTCGCAGTCGGCGGCAGCGTCAACGCCACTGGCACGAGCCTGGGCGTGCGCTTCCACCGCCTGGTCGCAGGCTCGATCTACAGCAGCGTTCAAAAGACCGTCCCGCTCGTGAGCGGCGCAAACGTTGACTACATCGTGGGTGGCAACGGTGACGTGTGGGGCGCCGGTACCGCCAGCGCCTACGGCCCCAACCTCTTGTCGTCCGACTTTGCCAGTGCCAACTTCGCGCTCTCGGTTCTGTTCACGAGCGAGAACATGCAAGCTGCCGCGACGGCGCTCGTAGACTATGTCAAGCTCAAGATCTATGGCGGCGGTACCGCGGGCACTACGATCGCCACCGACACGCCGTTCCCGGCCCTGAACATCGACATCGCGGGCACCACGCTGGGCCACGTCGGCTCGCACGGCCAGCCGCCGATCGCCACCACCGCGGACTTCTTCCAGGGCTCGCTCGTGACGAACGACATCGCCACGCCTAACCTGACGCGCCACTCGCTACCGCTCGCGTACGACTACTTCCCCAGCATCTACTTCATCGACTACAACATGGGCCACGGCGAGCGCGTGACCAACATCAAGCGCCTCAATAACAGGCTGGCGGTCATGACCACGCAGCGCCTGTTCCGCGTCAACTACCTGCCGACCGAGGCCGACAGCAACTTCCAGTCGGGCGGCGGGCCGGCGTTCGAAGAAGTCAACCCCGACGTTGGCTGCGTAAACGCCATGTGCGCCTGCACTTACACGGGTGCCGCACGCCGCACCGAGCTGGCCTTCGTGTCCAACATCGGCATCCACACTACTGACCTGTTCACCGTGAACCTGCTCACGAACGACCTGGACTGGCGCCTGATCATGGCCACCGCCGCCACCGCCAACGCGCGCCCGATCGCCCTCGTGAACGACCAGGAGCAGCGCGAGCTGCTGTTCTACTACCGTAACGACAGCTTGGGCCAGGAGCGCTACAAGTGCTTGCACCTGTTCTACGATCAGACACACGTGACACGCGAAGGCGGTCTCAAGCTGGGCGGTCAGGTCAACATGCGCAACTACGCAAGCGGCGCCGGCGTCAGTGCCGACCTGTACAGCGCCTGGTCGGTGACGCGCGCCGCCGGCAACGTAAACGTGTACCTGGGCTACGGGGGCGCCGGTTTGGTCGCAACTGCCGCAGGTGCAGGTTTCGTCTACCGCGAAACCGGTAACGTGCTGCCGGCATTCGACCCGACCATGCAGTACACGCTGCGCCGGATGTACCTCGCTGGCGCAGGTGGTGAGTTCCAAATGGGCGAAGTCTACACCTACAACGTACTCAGCGACACGACCAGCACCCAGGACTGGAACTGCACGCCCTCCACGACCAAGACCAACTTCGCGGGCGCCATCGCTCAAACCACCAAGAACCACGTTTGGGGTGGCGAGGTGCAGTGGAAGCACCAGTTCAACCTGCTGGCCGAGTCGGTCGATCTGGCGTTCGCGCAAGGCACCGCCAGCGCCAACAACTCGTGGAGCGTGCAGCACCACATCATCGACGGTCAGAACTTTGGCGAGGAAGACAGTGGCCGCTGACGCGCACACGCTGCGCACATACGAACCGGGGCCGCGAGCGGGGGACACCGCCATGCTACCCGACGACCTGAGTGACGCAGACGCACTCGATTTCGTGGGCGCCCACGCGCGCGAGCTAGAGCGCCTGGACGAGCTGCTGGCGCAGCTGCTGCGCGCCCAGCAGCAGCTCAGCGCCATGACTGCCAGCGCCAGCGCGAGCGCCCAGTCATGAGCCGCGACTACAAGGGCGTGATCTTCCATCGCATCGAAGACACGCCCACGCGCGAAGCTATCGCCGTGATTGACGACTTCCTGCGCCAGATCGGCGCCACCGTCAACCGCGTGGCGCAGAACCTGCAGCCCGACGCCAGCGGTAGCGTGATTGTGGTGCCGTTTGACCAAAGCGTGCTCGCGAATTACGTGTACATGCCGGGGCGCACCGCCGACCAGATCGTCAATGCGCTCGGCCCTGGCAATGTGGCACTCACGATCAACTCCGCGCCGGGCGCCACCGCAGACATCCTACGCGTCCAGAACAGTGGTACCAACTTCATGAAGATGGACCACTTTGGCGTGACCACGTTCACGAGCAACTCCAGCTCCGACAACGTCAAGGTGATCGGGACGCTGCGCGTCGGACTGGACGGCACGAGCGGCATTTGCGCCATCTCGGGTGGCGCCGCTGACCTGTTCATCGACTGCACCAACACCAGCGCCGTAACGCGCACGCAGTTCTTGGGCACCGCCAACTATGCGTGGCAATTCCAGGGGACGGCGCGCGTGGGACCGCGCGGTGGTGACAGCATCAACAACATCATGCTCACACTGGCGCAGGACGCCGGCCACACTGGCGACATGCTACGCATACTGGACGGCAGCAGCAACGTGCTCGCGCGCATCACCAGCGCCGGTTACTACGAAACGCAGCGCCTGCTGCTCGATGGCAGCACGAGCGGCACCATCACGGTGAAGCCGCCCGCCGCGCCGACCACCCACACCCTGACACTCCCCGGCGCCCCCGTTGCCGGCAACTTCCTTCAGACGGATGGCTCGGGTGTCACGTCGTGGACCGCCGCCCCGACCAGCATCAGCGTAGACAAGAACGGCACGCTCGTGGGCACGCGCGGCACGCTCAACCTGATCGAAGGCACGAACGTCACGCTCACGATGGCCGACAACGCCGGTGCCGGGCGCGTGGACGTGACGATCGCCAGTAGCGGCGGGGGCGGCAGCGGCACCAACGTGCAGCACCGCTGGGAAGCCAACGGTCCGTTCAAGATCGACACGAGCGTAGACGGCACCTACGTGGCGCCACACGCGGTCACGATTACCCAGACGCGTCTGCACCGGCGCGCCGCGGGCTCCAGCGGCACCACCACGGTTGTGCTCAAGCAGAACGGTGTTACACAGGATACGCGCAACGTGACTGCCGCCGCCGGCACGGACGCCATTGACACCTCGGGGGCGCTCAGCGTTAGCGTCGCAGCCGGAGACCGGCTGACCGTGGACGCAACCGCCGTGGAAGCCGGCGTACCGCTGGATTACGACTTCATCATCGAGGCAGCCTGATGGCGACATACACAAGTCAGTACGCTGACGGCACCAGCAACGCCGGGGCGCTGGGCAACCTGGCGCTGGGCGACGACGGTACCAACCTGCAGTCACTGCTCGTGTCGAGCGCCGGCAGGCTCAGCATCGACGTGAACAGCGGGACAGTGACCGTCACGCAGGCCACCGGCACCAACCTGCACGCTGTGCTGGACGCGCTCACGCCCGGTGTGGCCGCGGCAAACCTGGGTAAGCAGCACGACGTAGCTGCCGCTGCCGCCGACGTGGGCATCGCCGCCCTGGGCATTCGCAACGACGCGCTCAGCAGCACGATCAACAACACGAACTTGGCGTACGGGTCGTTCGCAGTGGACGCCGCGGGCCGCGTCTGGATTGCCGGCAGCGCGCTCGACAACACGAGCTGGACCCAGGGCTCGTCGCGCGACGTGATCATCGCAGGCGTGTTCGACGACACGGCGCCTGTCATCGCACTCGAAGACAAAATCAGCACCTTCCGCATCAGCAGCCGGCGCGAGCTGTACACGCAGCTGCGTGACGCCGCCGGCGGCGAGCGCGGCGCCAACGTGACCGCCGCCAACGAGCTGCTGGTCAACGTGAATGGCGGCACGGTAGCAGTTACCCAGGGCACCGGCACTGCACTGCACGCTGTCATCGACGCACTCGTGCCTGGTGTTAACACGACAAGCTTGGGCAAAGCGGTGCAGACCGGGCTCTACGCAAGTGGTGACACCGGCGTACTGGCGCTCGCGGTGCGCAACGACGCGCTCGCGACGATCAACTCGACCAACTTGAACTATGGTGCGCTGGCGGTCGATGCCGCCGGGCGTATCGCCGTGACCGCGAGCCAGTTCGACGACGCGGTGTTCACGCCCGAGGTGTCCGGTCTGACGGTCGTGGGTGGCGTGGCGTTCGAGACCGCGCCCGACATGGTGGGCGAGAGCGACGCCGGGGCGCTGCGCATGTCGCGCCGCCGCGAGCTGTACACGCGCAGCGAGGTGATCGAAACGCTGCTCAAGAACTTGAACGACATGATCGAGCTATCATCGCTACCGTTCGCAGCGCAAGACATCAAGAACATGCTGCTCGGGCTCTCGATTACGACCAGCGTGGTGACGACCACGATCCCAGCGCAGAGCGTCAACATCACGCTGCTGCGCCCCAACGCGAGCCGCCGCACCGCGAGCATCGTCAACGACTCGACTGGCACGCTCTACGTCAAGTGCGGCGCCGGCGCTACCACCACGAGCTACACCGTCAAGATGCCCATCGGCAGTTACTTCGAGTTACCGCAGCCACCGTGGATTGGACAAGTCGATGCGCTGGGCACCACCACCGTGGGCAACTACCTCGTCACCGAATACGCCTAGGGGGCGCGCATGATCCTAGAGGGCAGAGTTGGTCCCGCGACGCTGCAGGACGGTGTGCTGCGCGAGATCCGCATTGGCCGGAGTGGTGAGCAGGTCGTAGCCGATGCGCACGGCCGCTATCACGAAGCCGTGGTCAGGGGCAACGTCTTCATCGCCGCCAACAGCGCCACGCAGGCGTTGTCGGTCAACAGTACGACGGCGACCGGGCTCATCCTCTACAACCCCGCGGGCTCGGGCCGCAACGTTGCGCTGCTGGACGCGAGCGTCCAGATCGCATCGCTCCCCGCCGCCGCCTATCAGCTCGTGTGGACGGGCGGCGTGCAGACCGCGGCGCCCACTGGGCTGACGGCACTCACGGTACGCAACGGCTTCATAGGCGGTGCAGCGACTGGCGTGGGGCTGGCCTACTCGGCCGCCACCATCGCCACCGCCAACATTTTGCGCGTCATCCCCGGCGGCGGTGCGGCGACGATGGCGACATCGACGGCCTACACGCCCTTCATCCGCGACGAAATCTCGGGGTTGCTCATCCTCGCACCGGGCCAGCTCATCTCGCTCCAGGCGCTCACCACCGCCGTCACCGTGCTCGCGTCGATCACCTGGGAAGAGGTCCCGGTCTAATGCCGCTCATCCGCGATCTGCCCTCCGAGAGCAACACCTACACCGGGAGCAACATCTTCCTGGGCGGTCAGACGCAGCTCAACACTACCCAGATCAATGGCCAAGCGCAGTTTGGTAATAGCATTGACGATGAGCCCATACCACAATTCCAGACTCGCTTTAGCACCGGTACTGGTGGCAACGACTTCCTCAAGATCGCTGACGCCTCCAGCGTCGGCAGCGGTCATGTAATGACGCTCGGCTTAGCCGGACTCATGCCCGGCGACATCCGCCTATCGCTGCCAACTGACGCCACCGGAGCGCTGATGTCGAATACCAACACGGCCGCCATGACCAACAAGACCCTTGGCGCGCCCGGCGGTATCCGCTGCTCCACCTCCACTGGCACCGGCGTCAAGTTCCAGAACGTCAACAGCATCACTCAGTTCGCGATGCTCGACCTCTCGACGCTGACGGCGCAGCGCAACTGGAAGGGCCAGGACGACGCAGCGACAATGCCGCTCGTGGTGGCGCCCACGAGTGCCACCACCGACAAGACTGCGCAGACCGCAAGCATCGGCGCTACCACCGTCTACACAACCACGCACACCGGCATGTACCGCATGTCGGGCTACGCGGTATTCACAGCTGTCACCACTCCTGGCAACCTAACGCTAACCGCCAAGTACACCGACCCGCAGCAGGCGCAAACGATCAACTTCAACCGCAACAACGTGGTCGCCTATACCGCCGCGGGCTCCGAGGAAGATGGCGAGATCACCTTTTACGCGACGAGCGGCAGCGTGATCCAGTTCTCGACGACGCTAACGGGCGTTGGCACCTACAACGTCTACATCCGCGTGGAGGGGCTGTCATGAGTGTCGCTGTCGCGCGCATCGACCGCAGCGTCACAAACGGTCCCGTGATCTACACCTTCCGCGTGGACGACGTAGTGCAGAAGTCCGAGATCGGCATCGCCACGCTCAACGCCGCCATCGACCTGATCAAACCCCAGATCGCGGCGGTGCCGGGCACGGTCCAGAGCGCAACGATCACGGTGACGATAACGTGAGGTACGCATGAACCTTGTTGCGATTCAACAGCGGATTCGGCGCCAAGCAACAGGTTGCTGGGAATGGATGGGTACGCGGCAAAAATCTGGCTATGGCGTAATTATGCAACGCATTGACGGTTGGGCCAAGTCTAGTTATCTAGTCGCTAAGCGATACGGTGTAACGTCCGAAGTCATTCGCAGTATATGGCACGGGCGGCACCGTAAACGCGGATAGGAGGTGGATCATCAATCCCCTGCTGCTGGCGAGCCTGTTCGACCTGGGCGGCGGACTGCTGGGCGGACTGCTGGGACGCAGTCAGCAGTCTGCGCAAGAGCGCTATCGCCGCCAGCTAATGGCGCTGTTCGCACCCCAGAACGTGCTGAACACGACGAACCAGTTCTATGGTCAGTTCCTGCAGTCCCCCGCCTACGCCCAGGCGCTGCAGCACGCCTACACTGGCGGCAACGCGCTCCAGAACACGCTAGCCGCATCGCTGGGTGCGCGCGGGCTCGGCTCAACCGGCATCGGAGCAATCGCGCCAGGCTTGGCGACAAGTGCTGCCAGCGGGATGGCCGGCCAAGTGCGCACCCAGGGCTACGATCAAGCGCAGCACGCCGCATTCGAGTCGCTGCTGGGGCAGCTGCACGGCCTGAGCGCTGCCGGACCGCCACCGCAGAGCGCGTTCGCGCAGGGCATCGGCGGTGGCATCCAGGACTTCAGCCAGTTCCTCGGTAACTACCTGCTGCCGCGCGGCGGGCAGCCGAGCATGCCGTACGGTCCAACCACGGGCTACCCGCCCTACAGTGGATACCCGCGCTGATGAGCGTCGCAGACCCCAGCAACTACACGCTGTTCGGCCAGCCTGGCGGGCTCACGGGACCACCCACGGCGCCGCCTACCGATCCCGGCATGGACGTGCTCGCAGCGCAGGCCGCAGCGGCGTCGCAGGCCGCCCAGGCGCAAGCCGCACAGTCCGGCAGCGCCTACCAGGCCGCAACGCTCGCGCCGCCCAATAACCTATTTGCGCTGCACCCGCTCGCGATTGCGGCGATGCAGGGCCTGTCGCGCGTGGCCCAGGGGCTGGGCCAGCGCGCGGCCCCCGAAGACACGCAGCGCGCCCTCACCGAGCACCAGCAGCAGCTGATGGTGCGGCGCTTGCAAAACTTGCAAGCACTCCACGACGTGTACGAGCAGCAAGCCACGCGCGCGAGCAAGCTCGCTGACACCGAGACCGAGATGAAGTATCGCGCGCTGAGCGAGCGCACCGCGGCAATGCGCGCCAAGCTGCACGACGAGATCACGCAAGAGATTGCACTGCACGCGCAGCAGGGCGAGACTGAGCGCGCACGGCTAGGGCGCCAATCTGCGCAGGACATCGCTACCGCCCACGACCGGACGCTGCTCGCAATCGAAGGCATGAAAGCCGCCCAGAGCCCACTTGCGCTGCTCATGCACATGAACTCACCACAGCTTGCCAAGCCGGGCGAAGTTCCGCAGCCGCTCGTGGGCTACGCTGAGAAGACCGACACCGGTACCGTATGGATCGACAAGACGCGCCTGCCTGCGGGCGACACCGGCAACGTACTCAACGTGCTGGCCTCACAGCAGCCCAACAAGGAGCGCAGCGGATACCCCGTGCTGGATGCGCAAGACGCCCAAGCCGTGCGTCAAATCAGCAGTACGCGCGCCAACTTGCGCAACATGCTCAACGTGTTGGCGAGCATTGCGCCTGCCGATGCAATCCGCCGCGCCGCTGGCGCTCCACAGCGCGCCTTCAGCACCTTTCTTCAGACCGACGACCAGCGCGTGGCGTTCAAAGCATGGGGCATCAATGCGCTCAAGCTCTTGCGCGCAGCCGGCCCCGGCGGCCTGCGCATCACGCAGCAGGAATACAACCGCGCCCTGGGCCAGCAACCCACTGCCAACGACACGTGGGGCACGATCATGCGCAAGTATACGAACTTGTCGCACTTGCTGGACAACAGCGAGCGCTCGGCGCTGGGCCTGCCCTACAGCGCCAAAGCCCAGCCGTTCACGATCTTGGTGCGTGACATGCTCGAACCGCAGCGTGCGCCCATCCCGATCCCGGTCCAGTACCTGCAGCGCTCGCTGGCCGACAAGACACACCAGTTCGTGATCGAGCCGGTGCAGGAGTAGCACGCCATGCCTGACTTCTGGGACCAGTTTCGCACTGACCTCTCGCCCGCCGACACGACCGCACTGCGCCAGTCGCGCACACTCGCGGCACCACCCGAGCCACCACCCGCAGCGCCCGGCTGGATGGCGGCGGCACCCCAAGCCGCTGGCTTCGCTGCCACGCTGGGCGGACCCTCGATGGCGGGACTCGCGGGCGCCGGCACCGAAGCCATTGCGCAGGTGCTGGGTGGGCTGGGCGAAGCCCAGCAGCTGGGCGCATTCCCGGGCCACGGGCTCGAAGGGCTGCGCAGTTACGCAGCGGGGTCACCCGCCGAGGCGCTCGGGCGCATCGCGCGCACCGGTGGGCAGCAGGCAGCTTACGCAGCGCTGCCAGCGATGCGCCTCGCTAACCCGCTTGCGCGCTTCGCCGGACCCGCGGTGCTGCCGAGCGCCGAGCAGGCGCTGGCGCGCGGCGCCGGTTTCGTGGCCCAGCCGCTGCGCACCCTGATGCGCGCGGGCGGACGCCAGGTGCGCGCCACACTCGCAGCTGCCGAAGCCGCAGGCAAGCGCTTCTTTATTCCCGGTAGCGACGGCCTGATCGCGCAGCTCCCCTCGGCCGCCGACCGTGCCTACTACACGAAAGCGCTCGCCGAAGCCGGTGGCGAATGGACACCCACGCTGTTGCACGAGCTGCGCCAGGGCGCTGACGCCCTGGCCCAACGCGTGTACGCCGATCTCAAGCGCGGCCTCCCGTGGTCCAAGATCCGCGCCACCGAGCCCGCCGAGGCGATCGACGCTTACAAGCGCAGCGAACTGGCGCGCACCCTGCTCACGACCGAAGTGCCCGGTTACGCCGCCGCGCAAGTGCCCGTCGCCAAAGCGGCGCGCTTCCAGGCTGCGCTGGGCTCGCCCGCCGCCCGCGCCCTGGGTCGCGCCACGCAGTACGGTGCCACGGGCGCTGGCGCCATCGCTGGCTACCACGCAGGCCAGTGGGCGGGCGGTTTCGGCGGTGCTGCCGCGGCGCGCGCCCTGATGGACCCCCACCTCTGGTCCGGCGCCGCCCAGCTGTTCGAAAACCCTGTCCTAGCGCGACTTGCGCTCCAGACTGGATTGCGCACCGCGGGCGCCGCATACTCGCCCTAGCGCACGCCCGGCCGTGCCGCGGAGGTACCCCATGGACGCAATCTTCGGCTTCCTGAACAACCCGCTCGTCCTGAGCACACTCACGATCGGCTTCGGCTTGCTCGTGACCTACCACCCCAAGGCGCGCAACGTGCCCAACGCACTCATCACCTACCTGAACGCAGTCCTCGCGTTCATGATCAAGCTCACGTCGCCCACGCCTGCCGCCGCGGCCGAGCTGCACGTGCTCGCGTTCCCGCTCGCAGCGGTCGGCACGGGCGTGCTGGGGCTCGTGACCAGCTCGCTATGGCAAGCGCTCCAGAGCTATCTCGTGTTCAAGGGCTTCCTGCACGACCCGCTCGAACAGGGGCTGGGCTGGCGCAAGCCCGAGCCGGTACGCCCATGAGGCTGCTCCCGAGCGTGGTGCGCACGATCCGCGGTCGCTACCTCAAGCACTTCAAGTCGCTGGATACGCGCTTCGCGCCCAATGACGACGGCTCACTTACGCAGTCACTACCGCCGGCAACCGAGCGCAGCGCTGTGACGCTGCGCCGCGCGCCCGCACGCCCGTCCACTCCCACCGGCGCTGAGCGCCGACCGAGCCTGAAGGAGGTACCCCAGCGTGGCATCCGCCCGCAGTAAGCCCACTGCCGCACGCGCCGCTCGCGCCAAGGCCGCCCGCGAGGGCGAAACCGTGGCCCAAGACCGGGGCGACACGCCAGCCCAGGATCGCGCCGAGCGCACAGCGTTCCTGCGCAAGCGCAAGAAGGGAGCACGCTATGGCGCGCAGTAAGCCCAGCAACGCCGCTGGCAAGCGCAAGTGGATCAGCGGCGCCATCAAGCACCCTGGTGCGCTGCACGCTGAACTCGGCGTGCCCGAGGGCGAGAAGATTCCCGCCGGTAAGCTCGCCCACGCTGCGAAGGCGGGCGGCAAACTGGGCAAGCGCGCACGCTTAGCCGAAACGCTCAAGAAGTTCCACCACTAGCTCCAGGGAGGCCACCATGGCCCGCACCAAGCCCAGCGCCGTAGCCGCCGTCCGCAACAAGTCGCGCATGACCGCCGAGAACAACTACGAAGCCCCAATCCCTGCGGTCCAGCCGCACATGTCCGACCCCGGCTCCAAGCCGGGCGTGATCAAGGGCGGCACCGGCAGCGGTGGCAAACTGCAGGGACTCAAGCCCGCGAGCCGCGCTGGCGCAGGCGGCAGGCCCGCTTGACGTCATGAACTGGTCGCACGCATCAACCATTGCCGCTGGGGGACACCCATGCTGTTCAAGACTGCAATCGCAGCACTCACCGCCATGGCCGCGCTCGTGCTGGCACCCGCCGCCCACGCTCTCACCACCCTCTCTGGCGTAACCTGGACCGGCACCGCAACCGGCATCACTGTCACCGCCACGGTCAGCGACGCCGCGACACTTGGTGCGTGCGGTGGCTGGGGCTACAAACTGGGCTTCGCCCCCGCCGGCGCCACCTATAGCTACTTCGTGACGCAGGACGGCGCCACCGGTGACATCATCCGCACTGACACCGAGGGCATCATTGGCCACGCCACGGTCAGCAGCGGGGGCCAGCTGCTCACGATCGACCTGCCGACCGCGGTGATCGGCCGCCCTACCGATCTCGCGTGGCAGCTCGACAGCTACAACCTGGGCGACGGTGTGACCGCACCGTGCGAAGCGCTCTGGTACACGTTCCGCTCGCAGGGTGGTCAGGCGCTCGTGAGCTATCCTGCGGCGGCGCCCACCAACCGCGGCAAGCACCGTGGCGGGGGCGGGCGCACTGCCGCACCCACCACTCTGCGCGGTCGCACCACCTGGTCCGCACTCAAGCTCCACTATCGCTAACTCACCGACTGGGGGACACGCTTGCCGCACATTGACTGCTGCAACGAAATGCACCACGCCCAAACGCAGGGCACCGACACCGAGGGCTACGCACCCCTCGTCTACTACGATCGTGTGTTCCGCGGATTCATCACCGGCAGCAGCCTGCCGCCGCTCAAGTTCTGTCCCTGGTGCGGCAAGCATGTCGCCGTAGGGCCAACGTGATTGCGCACCTGCTGGCGGTGCTGCTGCTCGCGCTTGCGCACCGCGACTCCCTGCCGCCCGGCGCACGCATGGTCATTATCCAGCACGACCACCCCACGAACCTGGGCCGCATGATCGACACGCTGTTTGAGATACCCGCGCGCCCGCGCCCACGCCACGCCGTCGGTATCGCGCTGCGGGGCGAGCTGACGATCTTCAACGCCGCCATGGCTGCCCTCACCGGCGCCACCGGCGGCGAAACCGACACCTTCACCGTGCAGCTGCCCAGCGTACGCGAGGCGCTGATGCAGCTCCACGTGGGCGGCGCTACGCTCAAGCTGCGCGCCGTGCGCGACACGGTGATCCCGCCCTGGGTCACGGGGCAGCCGCCAGCACTACCGGGCGTCGCGTGGCGCGCTCGCATGTACCTGCGCGACACGCTTTTGATGTGGGGTTACGACGCAGACGGCGCCTGGGAGGGACACCTGGCGCTACACACAACCACACCCACGGGGCGCGACACGACCTACCAAGGCGTCTGGCGCACGTTCGGCCCCGCTACCGCGCTGCCGGCGCGCCGCCACGGGCCGCCGCGGCAAATCAAGTTCAAACCGGCCGATCGGAGATAGCACCATGCAGAGTTACAACTTCCTGAGCCTGCTGATTGCGGGTATCGCGTTCGGAATGGGCTTCACCGTGGGCGCCGGTGTCATCACCGGGCTCGCAGCGCCCGCGCTGATGGCGATCTTCCATCGCGTCAAACCCGACTAGCGCACCGCGTGCGCCATGAGCCCCGAGCTGCTTGAGCTGAACGGCGGGCGCAATTCCAGCCCGCTCGTGATGTTCGCCAAGCGCACCGGCATTGTGGCGGGCGCCGCAATCGCGGTCTACACGCTGTGGGGTATCGTGACGCGCTTGGTCATGCTACCGATCGAGGCTGAGATTGCGCGCCAAGTCACCGAAGAGCGCGTGGCGCGCACCCAGGCTGACGACCACATCGTGGACGCGCTCAAGTCGTTCAAGAAGGGCCTCGTGATGCCGCACAACATCCATGTGATCGTGCGCGACACGGTGCGCGTGGCGCAAACGCACGGCGCACTGGGACCACGGCTGTTCGGGCGCTGACCGCACTGGCTAGCGATTCTCGCTGGCGTGGCGCTTGAGCGCCCGCCGCACCGCCTCCGCCACCAGCCGCTGCTCGCGTCGCTTGATGAACGCCTCCAGCCGGATCAGCAGCTCGTCGCGCGCATCGCCATCTAGCTCGACGTGTACTGTGTCGAGCAGAAACCCGAGCGTCTCGCGCACGGTGCGCTGCACCATCATGGCTTGCGCGCCACGTCCGCGCGCGCCTGTGCATCCAGCAGCTCCCAGATGCGCCGCAGCTCTACCGCCACCAGCGCCAGCGCCGCCACGATCGCCTTCGCGTCCTGCCCATGCGCGAACCTGAATATCGACTCACCCGCCACGCGCGGATCTTCGTCCTGGTGGATGCTCATGGCAGCTGCGGCTCCATGAACTCTGCACATCTACTTAGCCAACCTGCCGCAAACACTGCCTGCGTGTGGTCCGCCGCGATCAGTCGCCCATACAGCCGGATGCGCTCACCCAGCACGCGGTAGTACACGCTCCCCTGCACCGCCGCCACCAGCGTCGAGTTGAGCGCCTTCAGCGTCTGCGGTCCCCAGATCCCGTCACCCGCGAGGCCCAGTGCGCGCTGCACGATCAGTGCACTGCCGCGCAGCCCATGCGCTACCGCCATGTCCACGCACAGGGCGCGCAGCTGCGGGTCGCGCACCTGGTCGATCCCCGGCCCTTCCACGTAGCGTGCGCGCAATATGATGCGCGCCTCGGTCTCGTCCAGCGCCTTCACGGCGTCCACGCCGAGCGCTTGCGCGTGGTGCCAGTCGCGCAACGTGGCAAGCGTGATGCCATACTTGGTAGGCCCCCCGTGGTCGAGCGGTGCATCCACGAACGCCCCCTCGCGCGTGATCACGTCGCTCAGGATGTCGTCGGTGGTCATAATGGCGATAGCTTGCGCGCCAGTGGCCAGAACTCGATCCACAGTGGTCCCAGCGCTACGCACCACACGACCATGCCACCATGCGGCAGCACGAGTCCCACGGTCCAGTTCTGCCAGCACCACCGTACCTGCAGCTTGCGCATGTGCATTAGTGCACCGGCTCGTCGCCGGCATCGTCAGCGCCAGGTGGCACCGTGCCGGCGTGCATCTCTAGCGCTGCGCGCAGCTCGCGCACCAGCTCCACGTCACTCGCATCATCAGTCGCCACCGCCACTGCCTGCACCGCATCCCCGACCGCGCGCAGCCCCACGAGCACCAGTGTGCCGGGACGCTCATGGGCGCGCTTCAAGCACGCCACCACGAGCTGGATCGCCTTCTGCTCCAGTGACTTGCGTGACGCGTTGGCGCGGCGGCTCACGGCGTCACCTCCGTCATGCTATCCTTGTTCCAGTTCGGACC